TGTGTTGCATTATTTAACAAAAAGAAATGACACTGAATTTTGGAAAAATATTTTAAGTGTAGAAATTCCAGAGTCTTTAAAATGTAATTTAGAAAAATGGAAAACAAAACTACCAGTTGCTGAAGATTTTATTGATCATTCTACCTACTCTATGTTTTCTGCAGCCAACTTTGCTGTTGTTATGGCTGGTCTTAATTTATTTGATAATGATGCAATTTTACAAGAATATAATTTTTTATCAGATAATCTAAAAAGATATACAGAAAACATAACCGCTTCTGCTTGGCTTGAAAATGAAGTAACAAAATCAATAGAACATAAAAAAATAATTCAAATTATTAGAGATATAAACTAAATATGCCAGAGTTAAACGCAAATATACCACCAATAAACTGCTATGTAAGGGGAAATTATTTAAGAAACCATCAAGACAGTCACGATAAATATTTTGAATGTGTTGTGTTTGGTGTTTCAAGTATTAAATCAAGAAGCCCATTATTTCATATTATGATGGAAGATGGGGGCTTATGGTGGAGACTTCCGATATCTGCATTTTGTACAAAACCAGGAGTTCCAGAAATTGACTTGCATAATCTAGTATTGTGGAATTCATTTAGTCATCACGTTTCTGTAACTAAATTTGAAAACTTGACCAATCTTAGAATGTCATATATTGATAGAACTAAAACTTTTATTAAAGGTACATATTTATTTACCCTTGATTGGCACAACCCTGATACAAATGTGTTAGATGATGGCTACTCAGAAAGCCCAGCAGATCATAAATGTGGGCACGTTATACAACGAGATGACGGTAACTTTGCTATACAACCAAACAACAGAGTTAGAGTTTATGAACCATCTTTTACGCTCAAAAAAGAATACGTCATTGATAGAATAATTAATGAAAGAAAATACGATGTAGAAAATCAAGATAAATGGATTTTAGAAGATTCTGATAGGTTTAATTATGATATTAATGAGAAAAGTTGACGAATAACCTTATGAGTGGTAAACTATATACAAGCGAGATTTGGCTCCGTAAGAGATATCTTATAGATAAAAAATCTCCACAAGACATTGCAAAAGAATGCGGGACTAGTGTAGAAACTGTTTATGTATATCTTGCAAAATTTAAACTAAGGAGATCAAAGCGATGAAAGAACAACCACTCTATACCACTGGCGGTATAATTTTAGATTACGATTATTTTAAAATAGCATCAATAATGACAATTTTAAGAGCAAAAGGTTTATATCAAAATAAGCCAATGCTGTCTTTACCATTTTTAGATTGGTTTGAATCTTATGATTTTAGTGACTTTGATTTAATTGAATTTGGTTCGGGACACTCAACAAATTATTTTGCTGAAAAAGTAGAGAATGTTATTTCATTTGAAAGTGATATAAATTTTTATAATAATTTTAAATCAGGACTACATGAAAACGTTGACTATAGATTTATTCAAAAATATGATTTAGAAAATAAAACTCCAGATATAGAAATTAACGACAAAACAATTGTTTTTGTTGATTGTGCTTCTAACAGACTTCTATTAACTAAAAATATTTTTGAAATTGAATCTCCTAATATTTTAATATTAGATAATAGCAATGACTATAAAAATACATGTAAGTTTATGTACAACAAAGGTTATTTAGAAATTCCATTCTGGGGATTAAGATTTAATGAAGTTGAAGAATCATGTACATCAGTTTTTATTAAAAATGGTTTTAATATGATAGAAAAAAATTATGATTATTTTTCTGTTGGTTCTACTGTAAAGCAAGATAATTCTTGGGATATAGATTCAGAATAATTAAGTTTTAAAAATAGATAGAGGTATTAAAATTAAACTAAATGCAGTATTTAAAGATGTTAAAGATTTTAATTGTAACGATCTTTATCTTAAGTCCGTTGGAGCGCCTTCTGGCAATTCAATTTGGAAGACGTGTCACTCTATAGCACAAATGCTTATAGAAAAAAATATAGCCTACGGAGATTCTGCTCTTGATCCTGTAAGAATTTTTAGTAAATCAGATCCAGCAGAACAACTTAAGGTTAGAATTGATGACAAGTTAAGTCGTTTAATGAAAGGCACAGACTACCCTGGAGATAATGACATTGATGATTTAATAGGATATTTAGTTTTACTAAAAATAGCAAAGGAAAAACATGTCAACTGAATCAGAATTAATTGAGCATCTTGATGAAGTTAATAAGGTAGTTACAGAATACCTTAAAGGGCAAGATCCAACAAAAATTTCTAAAGAGTTAGATATTCCACGTACTCGTGTTGTTTCATTAATTAATGAGTGGAAGGTTATGGCATCTGCAAATGATGCAATTCGTGCACGGGCTAAAGAAGCCCTTGCGGGTGCTGATACTCATTATAGTAAACTAATTACGAAGGCTTATGAAGTTATTGATGAATCAAGTTTAACTAATAATCTTAGTGCAAAAACTCAGGCAATTAAGTTAGTTATGGATATTGAAAAATCTAGAATTGAAATGTTACAAAAAGCAGGGCTTTTAGAAAACAAAGAACTTGCAGAAGAAATGGTTGAAATTGAAAGGCGACAAGAGGTTCTTGTTGAAATCTTAAGAGACATTGCTTCAACTCATCCAGAAGTTCGTGATTTAATTATGAAGCGTCTTTCTCAAATTGCTAAAGAGGGAGAGGTAATTACTATTGTCCAAGATGTTTAATGATTTCTTAGAAGTTTTAAAAGAAAATCAATTTGATGAAATTCCAGTAGACGCAAAAACATTTGTTGAATCTGCTGATTATCTTGGTCAACCACAATTGTCTTTAATACAGTATGAAATTGTAGAAGCAATGAGTCAAATTTATCGTAAAGAAGAACTACAAGAAATATTTGGATCAGTTGCTGGTGCTCAATATTTTGATAAATATACTAAAAATGAAATTATTTTGCAACTTGGCAAGGGATCTGGAAAAGACTTTGTATCAACGGTCGCTTGTGCATACATAGTATATAAACTGCTATGCCTTAAAGATCCTGCTAGGTATTACGGAAAACCAAGCGGGGATGCAATTGATATCATAAACGTAGCCATCAACGCACAACAAGCAAAGAACGTATTCTTTAAAGGATTTAAAACTAAGATAGAAAAATCACCATGGTTTGCAGGAAAGTATAACGCAAAGGCTGACAGCATTGAGTTTGATAAATCAATTACCGTTTATTCTGGACATTCAGAAAGAGAGTCGCATGAAGGTTTAAACTTATTACTAGCAGTTCTTGATGAAATTTCTGGTTTTGCATCTGAAGTTGGAACTGGTAATGAGCAAGGTAAGACTGCAGAAAATATTTATAAAGCATTTCGTGGGTCTGTAGATTCTCGTTTTCCAGATTTAGGAAAAGTAGTATTGCTTTCATTCCCCCGCTACCAAGGTGATTTTATTTCCAAAAGATATGAAGATGTCATTGCAGAAAAAGAAACTATTGAAAAGAAACATCTTTTTATTATGAATGAAGACTTGCCACACGATGATCCAAATAATCAATTTGAAATTTCATGGGACGAAGATACTATTCTTTCTTACAAGGTTCCAAAAGTTTTAGCACTTAAAAAAACAACGTGGGATGTAAATCCTACTAGAAAAATAGATGATTTTAAGTTAGCATTCTATACAGACCTTGGTGATGCCATGATGCGCTTTGCTTGTACGCCAACATTTGCATCAGATGCATTTTTTAAAGATAAAGCAAAATTAGAAAAAGTAATGACATTAAGAAATCCAGTTGATAATTTTAGAAGGTTTGATGAATCATTTAAACCTGATCCAGAAAAGATATACTATATTCACGCTGACCTTGCACAAAAGCATGACAAGTGTGCTGTAGCAATTGCTCACGTAGATAAATGGGTAAACATTCAAGTTATTAAAGATTATGAGCAAGTAGCACCAATGGTTATTGTTGATGCAGTTGCCTGGTGGGAACCAAAAGCGGAGGGTCCAGTTAATTTATCAGAAGTAAAGCAATGGATCATTAATTTACGCAGACAGGGATTTAATATTGGGGTTGTTTCTTTTGACCGTTGGCAGTCATTTGATATTCAACAGGAATTAAAGGCGGTAGGCATAAAGACCGATACCGTTTCTGTTGCTAAAAAACACTACGAAGACTTAGCAATGATGGTATATGAAGAAAGAGTTGCAATACCAAGAATTCCTTTATTACTGGAAGAGATGTCAGAACTCAAAATTATGAAAAATACTAGGGTTGATCATCCACGTAAAAAATCTAAGGACCTAGCAGATGCTGTATGTGGCGCTGTATTTGGAGCAATATCACATACACCTAAAGATTCTAACCATGAGATTGAGATTCATACTTGGTCTACTTCTGCACGACTTGCAGAGAAACAGAGAGATATGGTAGAATTAGACAACAAGGAAATGCCTAAAGATGTTAGAGATTTTCTTGATAGATTAAACATAATATAAATAAACAAGGAGAATAATGAATTCATTTAAGAAAATTGCCCTAGGACTCGCTGCAGCCATGTCCTTTGGCGTATTATCTGCACTTCCGACACATGCTACGGTTATTGCACCAACCTTGACAATTGATTCTGCTACAGACTCAATTCTCGTAGGTGAGACTGCAACAGCAGTAGTTTCGTTGTCATATATTTCAGAAACATCAGCAGACACAGCAACTGTGCTATCTGCTATGTTTGCACAGCCTTCTACGGCTAATAAGTCTGCAACACTTACATTGCTTGAAACAAATACAGCAACAGTAGTAATTGCAGGAGATAGTCTGACTGCAAATGTTAACTCAACAGTTAATACAACAGGATATGTAACAGCAAAGTTTACAGTTACCTTGGCAGCGCCAACAGTTGCTGGAACATATGAGGCAAGAATTATTACAACTCGCCCATCAACTGGTCCATCAGTTATATGGACAATAACAGTTGGTGCTGGAGATACAGTTCCTTCTGCTTCAACAACAACTTCAATTCTTAACAGAGGTGAAGTAATTACTGCAACAGCAGATGATTCAGTATTTGCACCAAAGGTAGCAGCATCAGATGCAGCAGCAGTTATTGTTATTGCACAAAAAAATGCAGCAGGTAGAACAACTTCAGAATCACTTCTTGCTACAGTGACTGGATCAGGATCAATTGGATATGGCACTAATGCTACAACAATGTCGGTTCTTGGTCGTGCACTTGTTATTCCTTCAGGAAATTACATTGGTGTATTTTCTGACGGTACAGCAGGAGTTGGAACAATTACAATTACAACCCTTACAGGTACAGTACTTGCAACAGAAAAGGTAACATTCTACGGAGATATTGCAACAATTGAAGCAACTGCCGTTAAGTCTGTTATTGCAGTTGGTGCAAATACAACTACCGTCAAAGCAGTTGCAAAGGATGCTTCTGGCGTAACAGTCGGAGCAGGAACTCTTTATGCATATTCATCAGATGTTACAACAGTATCTGATTCAGCAACAGCAACAACAATTGTTAACGGTGAAGCCGTATTTACAATTACTGGTGTTAAGACTGGTGGAGCAGCAATTACAGTTAAGTCTGGAACAATTGTTTCCGCTCCAGTTTCTATTCGTGTAGAAGCAGCAGCAGCAACTGTAAAGATTTCATTTGATAAGGCTACATACCTTCCAGGTGAGGCAGCAACAGTTAAGGTTCAAGTTCTTGATGCAGTAGGTCTTCCAGTTTCTGGTAAGGCACACTCAGCACTATTTGCAACAGGTGGAATCACTTCTACTTATGCATTTGGTTCAGGATCTGACGTACTTACAGCAACATCAGTTACAACTGATACAGATACAGCAAAGTCATACAAGGTATTTATGCCTTTGACTGAAAACACTGTAACACTTTCAGCAACTGGTGGTACATCCCTACCTCTAGCAGGACAGGTTGCAGTAACCGCATCAGCAACAGTTTCAAATTCTTCTTCTAGCACAAACGCTACTCTTGCAGCATTAGTTGCACAAGTAACAGCATTGCAGGGAATTTTTGATAGCCTTAAAGCAGAACTTGCTGCAGAAAAGGCTAAAGCAATTGTTGATCGTGCTGCTTTTGTAAAGCAATATAATACACTTGCTACAAAGTGGAACAAGAAAAATCCAAAATCTAAAGTAAAACTTTTAACTAAGTAAAACTTTATAAATTAAAGGGTTAGCCAAGTGCTAGCCCTTTTTTTTATTGTATAAAAATGGTATAATTGCTAATATAGTTACACATTGGAGATTATACATAATTGACTAGCCTCAAGCGCAAAATATTATTGGCTTTGGGGGTAGGTCTATGTTTAACAATTTTTGGCATTATGGCGCCTAACGAGGCATATGCTACTGACAATCAAGAGCAGGTAATTGTTAGCCCTGCCCAGCAAGCAGTTGATACAGCCCTTGCAACGGCTACTACAGAGGTTCAACAGGCTATTGCAGCCACAGACACTGCTACAGCCACCATAGCCGTAGCAGTTGCTGAAAGGGTAGAGGCTCAAACAGCAGTAGACACATTAACAGCCACAGTAGCGGTAGCACAATCAAATGTAGCCTTAGTAGACACAGCCACCGCAACAATTAATGCTATAGATTTATCTGTTACTCCAGTGGATCAAAGTTCACAATTAGTTCAAGATGCAAAAAATACAATTACAACAGCACAAAC